GGTGCCGCCGCTGCTGGAACAATGGTTGCTGGTGGCGACATTGCAGCAGACCAATACTTATACCTTGTGAGTCAGGGCACTGGTGATGCAACATATACTGCTGGACGGTTTCTGATTGAAGTTGTCGGCTATGACGTAGCATCTTAATTGGAGGTAAATTACTATGGCCTTAAAAGGTTCAGGTAGTGATGTAACATCCAGTTTTATAACTGCTGCTGCCGCAGATCCAGACGGTATTTCGACTGCTGCTAGTGTTAGTGGAGCCGCTAATCTAACCATTGGTGGTGCTTTAGCTAGTGGAGGGGCGGTTACTATGGACTCCCCTAGAAACGTCACCATACTTTCTGCGTCCGATGATTCTGGTATTACTTTTACAGTCACTGGAACTGATGAGTCTAACGATGCCCAGACCGAAGTTATCACAGGTGCTGATTCTACAACTGCAACGGGGACTAAGTTCTTCAAAACAGTGACTCAGATAGCCACTTCTGGTTCTTCTGCAGGTAATGTTAGTGCAGGTTCTGGCACTAGTTGTTGCGGAGTAATTTCTGTGGCTCGTTGTAGATTGCGTGGTATTTACGTAGTCAACGGTAGTTCAGCCGCTACTATAGTGTTTAGAGAGGGATCTGGCACAGGCGCAATAAAAATGCAATTTGCAACTGTGGCTGGAGCTAGTACCAACTCTTACCCTGATGTTCCTGATGATGGTCTTTTATTTGTGGGTGGAGGGTTTGTTACCTTTACCGCAGTAACGGATCTTACAGCGATGACTACGTTCTTCTCTTAATATGCGTACCTATTATAGGAAGGGCGGTAGGATAAAAGGGAAAGGCATGGAAGGCATGTCGGTTAAAAGTGGAGACAAACGTCCTACTAAATCGGGTGCTGGTATGACCGCTAAAGGGGTTGCTAAATACCGTAGAAACAACCCCGGAAGCAAATTACAGACAGCCGTAACAGAAAAGAAACCTACAGGTAAAAGAGCAGCAAGAAGAAAGTCCTTTTGCGCTCGTTCTGCAGGGCAGATGAAGAAGTTTCCTAAAGCGGCTAAAAATCCTAATTCTAGGCTACGACAAGCTAGAAGACGGTGGAGATGTTAATGGCGTATTTGCAATCTAATATACCGCATTTTAAGTGCTGGGTTAGGAAGGAGTACACACATAACCATCAGCAGTATCATGGAGAGTATATACACGCATTAGCAATAGCTGTTACTTGCATACCTGATAGATGTTTAAGTTTTCAGTTAGTTTTTACAGGGGCTGAAACATATGACGATGACAACGAGGTGAACATACATGGTGGAGCTATGTGGGCACGTATGCCCATAACAGCGTTAATAGGAGATACGGTATTGGATGAGTGGCCTGAAGCTATGACTCCACGCCTATGCCAACCTTGGGATTGTAGTTCTCGTGGGCATCAAGTACATATCTATGACAGAACAAGTTCTAGTCCTTGGATATGTAAGATAGATGGAGAGTTCTATACTGGTAAGTATATGTTCACAGTTGATTATACGGATAGTAGTATTTCTGATGATCCTGCTCAACATAAACAGAGTCATGTACTAGAACTTACTGATGCTGGGCCTTGGACAGGTAATATAGTAGCTCTTCCAAACAACAGAGTAAGAGTTACAAATCCTGCTCTTTGGGAGTGTGGAGAAGGAGCACCAGACTTTAGACCCAGCCAATGGACTCATAGTGCAGAGTGTGACGATAGTTACATGGATGCTTCAATTACATTTGATAATTTGTACGCGGAGAATAGTGACGATGAAGACTAAAATGAACACCAAAGGTGGTATGAAAGGTGGTGGTATGATGCGAACCAAGATGAACACCAAAGGTGGTATGAAAGGTGGCGGCATGATGAAAACCAAAGGCTATTCCAGAGGTGGTAGTCTTAAACAAGTTGCTGATGACCAAGTAGGGTTAAAAAAATTACCAAAAGCTGTTCGTAACAAGATGGGCTATATGAAGGCTGGCGGTATGACCACCAAAGGTGGCATGAAGGGTGGCGGTATGATGAAAACCAAAGGCTACTCCAAAGGTGGTGCAATGAACACCAAAGGGGCTGCAAAAGGTGGTAAAGGTAAAGGTAAGGGTAAAGTGCGCGGTGCGGGTATTGAGAGCAAAGGGTTACGTGCTGCTAAAATGGTTACGATGAAAGGATCTTAAAATGCGTAGGTATTACAAAAGTGGAGGTAAAATTTGCCCAAAAGGTAAAGCTTGGGCAAAGCGCACGTTTGATACGTACCCTTCTGCTTACGCTAATATGGCAGCTAGTAAGTACTGTAAAGATCCTAATTACGCCAAAGGTGCAAAAAAAGGTAAGAAGTAATGGGTGAACTGAAAAAATGGCGAGATCAGGATTGGGTGCGTATAGGCACTGATGGCAAAATAAAAGGGCCATGTGGGACTTCTAAAGATAAAAAGAACCCTGACCGTTGTTTACCTAGAAGTAAAGCTCAAAGTCTTTCACAAGGACAAAGAGCAAGCACCGCTAAGAAAAAGAAAAAGGAGGGGGGTCAAGGTAAAACTGTAGTAAAAAATACCCCCGATGCTGAAGTAAAATTACGTAGTGGAGGCCTTGCTAGAAGACGAAGGCACCATAAAGGCTGCGGGGCAGTAATGAATGACCGTAGGAAAAAAACACTATATGTGTAGGAGTAAGTTATGGCAGCACCATTAATACCGTTAGGTCTAGCTGCAGCAAGAGCAGCAGGGAAAGTAGGTTCAAAACTGTTAAAAAAACGTAAAAAACGTAAAAAACCTGAAAAAGAGCCTTCTATAACAGATCCTTCTAAATTGGCTACAAGTGGTAGGCAACGAACTACTAAAAAACCTTTCCGAGGAAGCGCAGGTAAAAGAGCAAAAATTAGGAAAGATCAAGCTAGAAAAACGAAGCGTAGAAACACAAAAATTGCAACCAATATTGGTGGCACGGCAGCACTTGGTGGGGCAGACGCACTTCTAACAAAAAAAGAAGAAGACAAAAAAGTTGATAAGCCTAAAGTAGATAAGCCTAAAGCTAGTAGACCAAAGCCTAAAACTGAGGGTAAAACTTTTAAAAAGCCTACAGTTAAAACAAAAACCGGACAGGAACGCGCAGAAGATGCTAGTCGGAAAAGAGTTCCCGTTACAAGGATATCAGATGATAAATCTACAAAACGGTTTATGCAGAAGGAAAAAGCGAGAAAGTTAAGCAAACCTGTTAAACCGCCTACACCTAGAAAGACCATAGGGGGAGGTGGTGTAAAACAAAAGTCTATTCCTATGACTCAAAATGCAAAGGAGCGAGGAGTAAGAGAGAGAAACATGGCTGCAGCTAGAGAGCAAAGCCGTAAAGCAGATGCACCATTACCTACAACTGTTGCTGCAGGTAAAAAACGTGCAGAAGCTAGAGGAGAAAACAAGCTCGCTGGTACGTTTAAAAAAGTAGATCAAGGAAAGTTTGTTGATAAAGCTGCTGTTACTAGAGAAGATTTAGATGCTTGGAGAAAACGAACTGGTAATGAAGATTTAGGATATAAAGAATCTTTACGTGGATTGCTCAATGAAGCACGAGGGTTAAAACGTAGAGGAGCTAAATCTGGAGGCACAGTTAAAAAACAAGGGTTTAAACAAGGCGGTAAAGTTCGTGGAGCAGGTATAGCCACTAGAGGTGTACGTCCTACTAAAATGGTTAAAATGAAGGGGTCATAATGAGTAAACTTGAAGTCTTTCAGAATGGAGTGTTTTCTAATACAGGAGAACCTGTATTTCAAATAGGTACTAAAAAAGAAGATGGTACTTATGATATTTCTGTTTATGCGCTTATGAGTAAAGAGCAAGCAGAGGCTAAGTTAAACGAACTACAACCTGCTCCTGTTAAACCCACTAAACCAAAAGCAAAAAAGACACGAGAGATAAGAACTCCCTCTAAAACTGATCTTGCTCAACTGACTAAGCTTGAATTAGAAGAAGAGATGCGAGGGTACGGGCTTGAGTTAGACCGTAGGAAAACTAAATCTGCTCTTGTTAAAGAATCATTAGCGTTCTTAAATGGTAAATAATGGCAGATCCAAAAACAGGAACGGGAAAGAAACCCAAGGGTAGTGGTAGAAGGTTATACACTGATGAAAACCCTAAAGATACAGTTAGTATTAAGTACGCTACTGTGCAGGACGCTAGGGACACAGTGCGTAAAGTTAAAAACATTAAAAAACCCTTTGCTAGAAAAATCCAGATACTTACTGTTTTAGAGCAAAGAGCTAAAGTATTGGGTAAAAAAGAACAAGCCGCTATAGCTAAACGAGGCAAAGAGGCTTTGAGAAGAAGTAGGAAAGGTAAATAACTATGGCAACGTCAGGTACTACTGCATTTGATATGGACTTCACTGAAATCGCTGAAGAAGCGTGGGAACGTGCTGGGCGAGAGATGCGTTCTGGTTATGATCTACGAACTGCTCGTAGGTCTATGAATTTACTGACAATAGAGTGGCAGAATCGTGGGATAAACTTATGGACTATAGAAGAGGGCACTGTAACGCTAACTAAGAGTAGTGCTCAATATACGTTACCCGCTGATACTGTAGATCTTATAGAACAAGTGGTAAGAACAAACGCAGGTAATACTACTACGCAGTCAGATATAACACTTAATCGTATAGGAGTAAGTACTTTTGCTTCTATACCAAATAAACTGACAGAAGGCAGACCTATCCAAATGTGGATAGACAGACAGAGAGATGCACCTGTATTGAATTTGTGGCCTGTACCCGACAAAAACGACACTTATACTGTTGTGTATTGGCGTATAAGACGCATCCAAGACGCTGGTAGTGGGGTGCAAACTGCAGATATGAACTTTAGGTTCTTACCTTGTTTGGTAGCAGGATTGGCCTACAATATCGCATTAAAAGTACCTGAGTTGATGGATAGAGTGCCTATGTTAAAACAAGTGTACGAAGAAGCGTTTGCCCTTGCCGCTGCAGAGGATAGGGAGAAGACTTCTGATTACTATATACCGCGCATTGGAGTTATATAGTGGCTAGGTACGCATCTGCAAAAATAGCAATAGCAGAGTGTGATATATGCGGATTTCGGTTTAAATTAAAGGAACTAAAGAATTTAATACAGAAAGGGCGTGATACAAACATAAAAGCATGTCCTGAGTGTTGGAATCCAGACCAACCACAACTTAGATTGGGGGAGTTTCCAGTAAATGATCCACAAGCTATCAAAGATCCAAGACCTGATTTTGCTGGGTATGAGAGTAGTAGAAAGATACAATGGGGCTGGAATCCAGTAGGAAACGGAAATAATCCGTTTGAGTTAACAAATAATGATTTGGTCGGAACCGCAAGTGTAGGTTCTGTAACAGTGACAACAACCTAAATGAGGTGTTTATGTTATTTGAGCAACCAAAAACAAAGAAGAAAAAGAAAGGAAAGAACGCTAATAATCGGCAAGTAAAAATACGTGGCACTGGGGCTGCTACAAAGGGTATATATGCAAGAGGCCCAATGGCGTAAGCTATGAACTACACGGAGCTAAAGGCTAATATTCAGGACATTTGTGAAACTACTTTTACAGATGACCAGTTAAAACTGTTTACTCAACAGGCAGAACAGAAGATATACAACACTGTTCAATTCCCTGCATTGCGTAAAAACCAAACAGGTGTGCTTACCAGTGGCGTAAAATATCTTGCGGTTCCTAGTGACTTTTTGTACTCCTATTCTCTTGCAATAATTAGCTCAAGTGAATATATCTATCTGTTAAACAAAGACGTTAATTTTATACGAGAAGCATACCCCAATGCTTCTACGACAGGTATACCCAAGCATTATGCTTATTTCACGGATACGGTGTTTATTATTGGGCCAACTCCTAACGCTTCTTTTGATGTAGAGCTTCACTATGGGTACTACCCAGAGTCCATCGTTACGGCAAGCACCACTTGGTTGGGTGATGACTTTGATAGCGCATTGTTAAACGGGTCGTTGGTAGAAGCTATCCGATTTATGAAAGGGGAAGCTGATCTAGTGGCTCTGTATCAAAAAATGTATTTAGAGGCTATTACGTTACTGGGCGCATTAGGAGATAATAAATTAAGAGAAGACTCTTATCGTTCTGGACAATACAGGATGCAAATAAACTAATATGTTTGATATTGAAGTCAAAGCAGCCGTGGGATCTTTCGATGTGCAAACCACTGAAGGTAGGGGGCACACTGTAGAAGAGTTAGCAAATAATGCAGTGGCAAAAATAATAAGTATATCCGAAACAGCAGATCCTGTGATAAAACAACAGGCAGAGGCGTTTAGAGAAAGAATGTTCTACGTCATTGTTCATACTTTAGAACAAGCAGTAAAAAGCGATAGAACTACCCTTTATAATCTGTTTAAACAACAGGGCCATGATGACGTGGCTGAATTACTGAGGAGGCTGTAATGGCAATATCCCAAGCACTATGTACATCTTTTAAGCAGGAGTTATTGCAAGGTATACATAATTTTACCAATGGTTCTGGTGGGGGCACTACAACGTCCACTGGTTCAGGTAACACATTTAAAATAGCTCTATTTACTAGCAGTGCTAGTCTTGGAGCAGGTACTACTGCTTATGCCGACAGTAATCAAGCTTCTGGCACTGGGTATACAACAGGTGGAAACACGTTGACAAATGTTACACCTACAACCTCTAGCACCACCGCATTAACAGATTTTGCAGATACTACATGGTCTAGCTCGTCAATCACCGCTAGAGGGGCTTTAATCTACAATAGTTCTACCACAGCAGGGTCTGCAAACAGAGCAGTTGCAGTATTGGATTTTGGATCAGACAAAAGTTCAAGTAGTGGAGATTTTACTATTACGTTCCCCACTGCTGATGCAAGCAGTGCGATAATCAGGATCGCTTAATGACTGATGTAAACATTTCATTTTCGGGTTATAACAGTATAACCCAAGGATATAATGAAGGAGGTTACAACCAAGACGTTGCTTTTACTGGGTTAGCCAGTGCTTTAGGTAGTATTACTACTACTGGTGATACAGGAGTAACTGTAACAGGTGTTTCTGCTAGTGCTACTGTAGGCAATACATCAGAAGCTGCAGGAGGAGGGATATCTATAGGAGTTACAGGTTTAGTAGGCACTTCTGCTTTATCAGAAGTTCTAGTATGGGGTATAGTACCTACAGATCAAACTCCTAATTGGCAGGATATATCTACTTCACAAACACCAAATTGGACAGAGATAGCGGCATAAATTATGGCTTCTACATATGTAAATAATTTAAGGGTAGCAGAACCCGCAGATGGAGATAGTGGTTGGGGAACAAGCACTAATACTTCTCTTGAGTTAATTGGTGAAGCTCTTGGCATTGGCGAAGAAAGCATTACAACCAATGCCGATACGCACACGTCTACTGTAGCCGATGGTTCTACTGATCCCGCACGAGCACTTCACTTAAAATATACAGGCACTTTAGATTCTGCCTGTACGATTACGATTGCCCCAAACACATTGAAGCGGGTACAAATTATCGAAAATGCCACCAGTGGCAGTCAATCAATTATTATCAAACAAGGCTCTGGTGCGACAGTCACGATAAGTAACGGCACAAAACGTATTGTGTATTTAGATGGCGCAGGATCTGGCGCAGCCGTGGTCGATGTCACCGCTGCCGCTTTCGGATCGCAAGCATTCTATGTGCCATCAGGCTC